CAATATTTAGCTCAGATTGGGTTGGTGAAGAAATAGAGTTTACTGATACTAATGGAGATATTCATCATGTAGAGGTTATTGCTTTTCTATCTACAACAACAATAACAGGAAAGTTTGATACAGCCCCTCATAACCATAGTGCTGTTACAACTTGGAAAGAACAGGTTTTTTCTACAAGAAGGGGTTTTGCTAGAACTGTTATGTTTCATGATCAAAGATTAATATTTGGTGGTTCTAAAGAATTACCAAATCATATCTTCTTTTCTAAAACAGCAGAGTTTTTTAATTTTGATGTTGGTACTGGATTAGATAACGAATCTATACAAGTACAGATTGCCGAGAATCAAGTATCAGAAATAAAATCACTTTCATCTCTTAGGCATCTTTCAATATTCACTTCTGAAAAAGAATTATTTGTTCCTACAGTTGATGACAAACCACTTACTCCAAGTACTATTTCTATAAAAACACAAACATCGTTTGGTAGTAGCGAAGTATCTCCAGTAGAGTTTGATGGTGCAATTATTTTTCTTACCAAATCAAAGGGAAGTATAAGAGAGTTTATATTTAGTGATTTAAGCCAAGCATATAATTCTGATGCATTAACTTTACTATCTCCACATCTTATTGGAACTCCAACTAATTTAGAATCTCAACGTGAAGCTACTGACCAAGTAGAATCATATCTTTATGTTGTAAATTCATCTGGTAAAATGCCAGTGTTTATGAGTGTTAGAAAAGAAAAGCTACAAGGTTGGGGTGAGTATTCAACAGTAGGTAATTTTAAGAATGTAGTTAATGTTAATAGAAAAGTTTACGCTGTTTGTGAAAGAACAATAAACAGCTCAACACTTACAACATTAGAGTTACTGGATAATGAATATCATACAGACAGTGCTTTAAAGCTAACTAATGGTAGTCCTACTACAAGCTGGACAATAGCACATTTACCTAATACAGAAGTTGTTGTTAAGTCTGGTAATTATTCTTTAGGAACTTATACAACAAACGGTAGTGGAGTTATTACAGTAAGTGACGCTGTTAGTTCAGTTGAAGTCGGCTTAAATTACACACCTACGTTAACAACGCTTCCACCGGAATTTACATTACAAGATGGAATATCTGTTGGTCAAAAGAGAAGAGTTGTTAGGGTTGTTATGGATTTAAATGAATCTTTAAACATACAGGCAAAGGGAACTAATCTCTTGATAAGGAGAGTTACTGATGATTTTTCTTTAGAACCATCTTCTGTTACAGAGAGAAAAGAACTTTATTTGCTAGGATGGGGCAAAGAGGGTACTGTTACTATAACACAAGATCAGCCGTTACCCCTTACTCTTAACGGTGTTATGCTAGAGGTAGAAGTATAATGGGCGTAGAAATGCAAGTAGCTTCAGCTTTTGTAGGTTTAATGGCTGCTAATAAAGCAAAGTCAGCTTATGAGATGGAAGCTCAGTCTTATGAAGAAGCCAGAAAAATGGAATCTATTAAGACAAAGCAACAAGTAGCTGAAAGAGATAGAAGGTTTAGGATTCAGTTGGCCTCTCTTGATTCATCTATGGCGGCTCAAGGAGTAAGTATAGGGACAAGTGCTTCTGTTTCTGCTTTAGAAAATGACGAAAAGAAACTTGCTTCTGCTGATATAAGTTCAATAAAACTCATGGGTTCTTCTAACAGAAGAAAGTATGGTTTAAGCGCACAGTCATCAAGAGCAAAAGGTCAAGCGACAGTACTTGGTAGTTATGCCAAAACTGCGGCTATTGGATATGATATTGCTACAGGTTAAGGAAATTAGTTATGGCATTTAAAAAAACAGGTGGAAGAAGTGCTTTTGTTCAGCCTACAGGTATGCCAGATTTAAGTGGTTTTCAAAGTTTAGCAAAAGCTTATGATGATATAGCAGGTATTGTATTTGATATAGGAACAGATGTAAGGCAAAATAAATTAAACGATTTGATTATAGAAGCAGAAGCAGAGGGAAAAACTGCTGGTGCTACATATGACGGTGAAGGTAACTTAGTTCCTCTTACTAATTTAAGTGTTTCAGATAGTATAGATTCTCAGGTTATAGGCTCTAATGAAAAGAAAGTTTTGAAAAAGTCCTATACAGATGCGGCTATAAAAACATATACAGCAAGTATATCTAATGAAGCTTACCTATCAGCTCAAGATGTTTTATCAAATAATCCAAATGATCCAGATGCAATAAGAGGTGCTTTATCAGGTTTTATTGATGGTTTAGAAAATGTACCAGAAAATGTAAGACAATCTGTATTGCCGTCTATAACAAGTCATTTTGTAAGTGCTGAATCTCAAGCTAATGCAGGAATGATTGCATTAAGCAGAAAAGAAACAGAAGAAACTAACCTTGAAAACTTACGAATAATAGAACAAAAGCTTGTCGCTTTATCTGTAAAAGGAAATGACTCTGGAAACCCAGCTCAACTTGCTGGTACAAGAAAAATGAGAGACGAGCTTATGCTAGACGCAGAAGGTTCTTTTGAAGCATTAAGAAGTTTAGATTATTCAGAAACACAAATAGATGCGCTTAAATCTAGCATTACCTTGTCTCAAATTGTAGGAGCATCTAAGGCTCACGTATCAAGATCTTATGGAGTAAATGGATTTTCATCTACTCTTCAGATGATAGCTGATACAAGAAAAAGTTTATTAGATAATCCTGATGTTGATGGTGATATAGTAGCTGATACTATGACGCAAGAGCTTGGTCGCTTAGATCAAATAGACAACGCTTTAAAACAAGAAACCTCAGAAAGACAAACTAAAAACTATTCTCAAGCTTTAAATGACATTGAAATGAGAAGGCTAAATAGTGTTGAGGACGTTATTAAGCTTGATGTTTCTGTAGGTCAGGAAACTAGCCTTGTACAAACATTAAGAAATAGATTATCTGGTGAAAAATCTACTCAAGAATCTATAGCTAAAAAAATAAAAGATAGTCATAAAGAAGTTTTTAATACAGCAATGTTACCTTTTTATGATGAGTTTTCAAGCAAAGATGAAAGATACGAAAGTTCTATTATTATAAGTAATCAATGGAAAAAAGGTGAGATTGATGCAAGTAGTTATAGAGCCTTCAGAACTGAAGTTAATAAATTTTTTGTTAAAGAAATGAAAGAATCTGGTGATAAGTCTGTTGCTCAGCTTGAATCTTATATGGCTAATTTTTCAATAACACCAGAAGCTTTAGAAGCAGTAACTCCTGATCTTATTAGTTCTGGTTTTGTAGGAACTGGAAAAACAGCTATATATACAAGAGCGCAATGGGAAAAAAGAAAAGCAACTTACTTAGATGATGTAGCAAAAGAAACAGAAAGAGTAACAGAACTTATAGATGCCAGAAATGCTGTAAAGGCAGGAACAGGAACTAGCTCACAAATAGATTTAATTGCTGAACAAGATTCTTATAAACTTACAAGAGATGATACTGGTCAAACATTGTTTAGCCTTGACCCAGATATTCAAGAAGAAAACTTTAATACTGTTGCAACATTTGCAATGCAGTACGGCGTATTACATCCAGAAGCAAAACAAGCCCTTGGAGGTTTAGATAATCCTACTATAGAGCAAGATGTTTTTGATTCTAAAATACAATTATATTTTAAAATAAGAGACTCTGTAAGTAACGGAACTACATTAGGCGGTGTTACTAATTTAGCTATGGGTGATTTACACGCTGAAAAGATAATGAAAGATAATGGCATTGACCCCTTGGATTTTGAAACTGCGGGTATCGTTGGTATGCAAAGATTTCAAGATTTGAAAACAGCAGATACAACAAATCCCCAAAGACGTTTAACTGGTGTAGATGTTGGCAATTTATTAGATGAAAACTTTGGTGATGCTATTAAGAAAGAAGAACTTTTTTCTTTTATAACAAGAGTATTTTTAGGTCAAAAAGATGTTATTGCTAGAGAAAGAAAAATAATAGAAAACCTTTTTAATTCAGCACAATCTGTTTCAGGTAATTATAGTGACGTTGTTATTGGTGATGAAAGATTGCGTAGAGCAATGGAATTATCTATAGCTAATAAAATATCTGCTGATACAATCAATCCTAAAGACATAAATTCTGTTAAGAATGGTATAAGAAGTTCTTTAATTGAGATTTCTTCTGAAGTGGGTGTAAGTGTTGATTCTGAAGGTAATGGTTACTTTACATTCGGGCCTTGGTACTCACAAGCATCACAGGAAATAGGTGATGTTCCTTTAGGTATGAGTACAGATGAAGCTGTATTTGAAGATATTAAATTTAGAGTTTTATCTCCAGATTCATTTATTAATGAAGATTTAAGAGAGCTTGTAGAATCTGGTGATGGTATTATTACTCTCGAAGCCAATAGTGGCTATGGTGTTAACCAAACCTATACTGTTCAAATAACAGACCCAGACACCGAAAGAAGATATAACGCTATTTCTGATTACAGATTTGACTTTAGCTCAAGTCATTTGAATAAAGTATATGACCTTGCTTTGAAAAGAGTGCAAAATAAAACTATTACTACGTTTATGGATAATTTTGCTTTTATGAAAAAGGGAATAACTAAAAGAAGAATCCAAGCAATAATAGGCGATTTAAATAATGATGCTAACTGGTTTAATTTCGACCAGAAAGAAAATGATTTTGTTGCTTTGATGGAACTTATGCAAGGCATTAACGCAAGTATAAATCCTTTTGCAGGAATTGATGCAGATAAAAAATTTGATGCTAGAGATGTTGTTATTTTAAGAGATTTTCTAAGAGGCGATATAAAAGAACAAGAGTATAAAAAAAGAATTGATGAACTTTATGGGAAATAATAATGGCTAATATTGATTGGAATTTTATAGGTGATTTAGAAGGCGAACGTCTTATAGGTTACGTTCCTAATGCAGAAGGATCAAAGTCTGGGGTTACTATCGCTACTGGATTTGATTTAGGAGCAAGAAACGAATCAGATATAAAAGATTTACCTATAGAATTACAGAATAAGCTTAAACCTTATCTTGGCTTAAAGGGAGATGCCGCAAAAGCTTTAGCAAGTAAGCTTAGAATAAATGCTGATGAAGCTAAAATTATTAATGATTTTTCTAAAAAAAAGGCAACTACAAGCCTAGCTAAAAAATGGTATGACAAAACTGGAAAAGATTTTTTTGAGATGTCACAAGCAAAGCAAACTGTTGTTGCTTCAGTTGCTTTTCAGTATGGAGATTTAGCTTCTGAAACTCCAAACTTCTGGAGGCAAACAACAACAGGAGATTGGGATGGTGCTTTAAAGAATCTTCGTAATTTTGGAGATGCTTATAAAACAAGAAGAAATAAAGAGGCATCTTATTTACAAAGATCTATGTTGCAAGATAAAATGATAGATACTGGTGGAGGTGCTTTAAAAAGTATAAAAGAAGACCTTGAAGCAAGCCAATTAGTTGAAGGAGCTACCGGAACTACCGTAGATTCAAAAAAAAAAGTTGAAACTGTAGAAGAAGAAGACGAAAGCATACTACCTCCCCCTCCTCCTATTGGAGATGATATGGCATTAGATGATATGCCTGTGTTTCAGTTTCCAGAATACAAACCAAACCCTCAAAAAAAGCCAAAGTTTGAAAGTGATAACTTTTATATAAATAGAATTAGCATTGCTGAGGAATCAGAGAAAGCTCAGTTTGAAGCAATTAATACACTTACAAAAAGCAGAGAAAGTGCAATACCTGAACAGGAATTAATAGATAGTCTTTTAGAACAAGACATAGCATTAGCAGGCCCAGTGTCAGAAACAATAAAAAAGAATGAACTTGGTGTAGCAGGCCCAGCTTTATTTACTAGCACACAGAGTGAAATATGGAGAGCTGCATTCCAAAATTATAATCCTATTTTGGCTTTCTCAGAGTACCTTAGTAATTTAACTAATCAATATCCAGAAGACCCTGACTATGATGAGTTTGCAGATCCTCAGTTAAAAGGATATGACGGTTCTATGTGGAGGTTTATAGGTAGCCCTAATGAACACGAAACAGCTAGAAGAATAAAGAAACTAGAAGAAGAAAGCTATAACTCTATGGTTCTTGGTGCTTCTGATTCTGGTTTTGAAACATTTGTTTCTACATTAGCAACACCTAGTACAGCATTACCTTTAGCTCCATTGAAAGCATTAAGGTCTACTAGTTTTGGAACAAGAGCTTTAGCTAGTGGAGCAACTACTGGAAGTGCTTTATCTTTGGAGCAAGGTTTTATGCTTACTCAAAAGCAAACATATGAGGCAGAACAAGCTTTAATGGCAGTAGCAATAGGAAGTGTATTTAGTGGTGCTATAGGCGGTGTTTTTGGAAAAAACATATCTAAAGGAGCAGATGCAAGATTTGCCGCAAGAGATAAAAAGTTTGAAGAATCATTTGGAGAAGGTGGTTTTTATCGTTCAGCTGGTGCTTCTGTTAACCCAGACATAGCTAGAAAACAAGCATATAGTACAATAGAGCAAGATGCCTTAAAAGAAACTGGTATTGGTATAGAAAAACTTCCTATCAATCCTATGTTTAGAATGCTTCAAAGCAGTAATCCTATAGTAAGAGGGTTGGCTGCCGAGATGGTAAGTCTTGGGGGTATGATGCAAAAAAAGATAGACTCAGAAGAAGCTGTTTCACAATCTGTAGAAAGAAACTTTACTACAAAATATATTTCTTCATTGGTTCAATCCTTAAGAGAGGTAGATAATTCTTATTTAGCTTATAGGGGAGTTGTTGCTAAAGAAGGAGATATAGGCAGAAGTTTTCAGATATTTGGTCAACAAATAAAAGACAAGTTTAGCAGAAACAATAGCTACCTTAGTGAGTATGATTTTAGAATTAGAGTTTCTAAGGCAATGAGAAGGGGTGATGTAGATAATATAGGTGATGCCGCAAGTCCCTTTGTTACAAAAGCAGCGCAAAGTTCTAGACGTAACTTTGACTTAATAAAAAGCGAAGCTACTGGTGTTAGGTTATTCGAGATTCAAATAAGAAAAGCTTTAAAAGCGGCAAGGGAATCAGGTGACGAAGCAAGAATTGCAGAACTTACAGCACGTTTAGATAGAGTAAGGTCAGAAGGCGTATTTACAAATACTGCTATTAGTTATCTTCCTAGATTATATAGAGTTGATAAGATTATGGCTAATCAGGATGCTTTTAAATCAATAATTAGGCAACATGCAATAAATGAGCTTGGTTTAGCAGATAGCCAATTAGATGATTATGTTACTGGTGTATTTGATTCTATAGTTAAAAATAAACCATATATGGCTATAGATGAGTTTGAGGGACAACTTGAAGATGTAATTGTTGGCTCTGCATTTAGAATGAGAGAACTTGAAATACAAGATGAGTTGATAGAAGAGTTTTTAGAAAACGATATAGAAGTTTTATTAAGGCATCATACTAAACAAATGGGTATAGATATTGAGCTACAAAGAGCTTTTGGTAGTGTAGATATGAAACCTGTTATTGATAAAGTTAGCTTTGAGTGGAGAAGATTAATAGACGAAACACAAAACCCAGCTTTGAAAGCTAAATATGAAAAAGAACTTTTGTCAGACCTTAAAGATATCCGTGGATTAAGAGATAGACTTAGAGGAACTTATGGAGCCTCTAAAGACCCTCATCAGATGTCTAGTAGATTTGTTAGAACAATGAAATCTGTTAACGTATTGATTGGTATGGGTGGTGCTACCATTAGCTCAATACCAGATATGGCAAGGCCAGTAATGGTTGAGGGTTTTAAGAATGTTTACGAAAAAGGATTAAGAGCATCATTTAGAGAGAATGCTTCTAAATTAAAATCATTGTCTAAAAAAGAGTTGAGACAATCTGGTATTGCCGCTGATGCTGTTCTTGGGTTAAGAGCGCATGCATTTGCAGACCTTGGAGATGTTTTTGGAAATAGATTTGCTGTAGAAAGAGGATTGAACCAAAGCGTTGGCATTATGTTTGTTCTTAATGGTTTGAATATATGGAATCAAGCTCTCAAAGAATTTGCAGGAAATGTTACTCTTCTTAGAATGACAGACTCTATTATGAAACCTTGGAACACTCTTTCTAAAGCAGATAAAGAAAAGTTTTTGAAAACTGGTATAGACCAGTCTATGTCAAACAGAATAAGAGTTTTAATAAATAAGCATGGTGAACAAGTTGATGGAGAGTGGTTGCCTAATACAGAGCTTTGGCAAGATATAGGTGCTAGAGATGTATTTAGAAACTCTTTGAATGAAAGTGTAGAAAGAACAATCATAACACCTGGGGCTGGAGATAGAGCTTTATGGACATCTACAGAGTTTGGTTCTTTATTAACCCAGTTTAAATCTTATGGACAAGCTGCAACAGTAAGACTTCTTACCTCAGGCTTACAAGAAAAAGATGGTGCTTTCTGGCAAGGTGCTTTTCTACTTGTTGGATTAGCCGCAATGGTTAATGAGATTAAAAGAAACCAGTATGGCATAACCAATAAAGAAAGTTTTGATGAAAAGCTTGTAAATGCAATAGACCGTTCTGGTGTGTTAGGTTCTTTTATGGATGTTAATAATGCTGTAGAAAAACTATCTAATTATGGTCTTGGTTTAAGACCTATGGTGAATGATAAAAAACAATACCCTCTTCCATTGGGAGCAAAAGCTTCTGCTGTTTTTGGGCCTTCAGCAGGTAATTTAGTAAATGTATCTGGAATTGCAGGAGATGTTTTAGGTGGTAGAGCAGACCAAGAAACACTAGATAGTTTAAGTTTCTCTACTCCTTTTAGGACACATCCTTTAGCAGATCCAATATTTGATAAGCTTTATAATCAGTGATTACCAATGTGAATAGACACAATAGCTATAATAAAGGATAGATAAAACATGGCTACTATACAAATAGCAGATAATGATGCAAGGGTGCAATACACGCAGGCTGTAACTGCCAATAGTACTACTTTGACTATAGACTTTCCTTTCTTTTCTTTAGATGACATCGAAGTTATAGTTACAACCGCTGCAGGAGTAGATACTACTCTTACAAGGGGATCTGGAACTGGGACTTTTGCTGTGAATGGTACTGTCGTAGATGATGGATTCTCAGGTGGCAATATTACTCTTGGAGATAGTTATGATAACACACATACCTATACAATATTTCGTGATATAACTATTCAAAGAACAACAGACTTTCCTACTTCAGGGCCTTTTAATGTTGCTTCTCTTAATACAGAGTTAGATAAACTAACTGCTATTACACAACAGAATAACAACAATTTTGGTAGAGCTATTAAGCTTACAGATTCAGACGCTACGGCTAGTCTTACAATACCTAGTGCTACTGCAAGACCTAATAAGTATCTTGGCTTTGATGGTAGTGGTAATCTTGCGGCTCTGTCTGGCACAGGAGCAACAATAGGAACGATTGATACAGCTAATATTGCCGATGATGCTATTGAGCAAAGTAAAATTGCTAATAATGCAGTAGGAGCAGACCAGATAGCTGCTAACTCTGTATCAGCCTCAGAGATTAATGTTACAGGTAATGGCACGTCAGGTCAGTATTTATCTGCTGATGGGGATGGTTCTTTTACATTTGCAACTCTTCCTACAGCATTTGTATCGGGTATGTTAATGCCTTATGCTGGAGCATCAGCTCCTAGTGGTTGGCTATTATGTTATGGGCAAGCAATTAGCAGATCAACATATGCAGACTTGTTTACTGCATTGGGTACTACATATGGTGTAGGCGATGGTTCTTCTACATTTAATCTCCCTGACCTTCGAGGCCGTGTTGTAGCTGGTCAGGATGACATGGGCGGCTCTAGTGCTAACCGACTTACAGACGCTGTTACTGGCGGTTTAAATGGTGATACATTAGGGGATACTGGCGGTACAGAATCACATACATTAACCACTGCACAACTACCAGCGCACAGTCATGGTACAGTAGTTACTGGAGTAACTCCAAGTTTTAAAACCAATACTGGTGATGGTGGTGCGTCTGTAGTCCAAAGTATAAGTGTATCTTCGGGAGCTACAAGCACAGGTTCTGATTCAGCACACAATAACGTACAGCCAACAATTATATTAAATTATATTATCAAGGAGTAAAAAATGGCAGTATTAGCAAGAGATAGTATCAATGAAGATTTGATACAAGCGGCATCTCCAACAGGCACAACACAGACAATAACAACGTCTGGCTCAAGTGCGGCTACATCAAGTGGTGTAGCTACTTCAACAAGGGTAGTAAGGATTGTAGCAACAGAAGATTGTCATATAACATTTGCTACATCTCCAACAGCGACTACTAGCTTACCTTTTCTTCCTGCAAAACAGGTAGAATATTTTAAGATAACTGGTGGGCATAAAGTAGCGGCTATTCAGTCAAGTACAGCAGGTACAGTTTACGTTACAGAAATGGAGTAGTCCATGTTAGGACGTGTTGGTAAAGTAGGACGGCTAGGTTCTATTGGCGGTTTAGAGGGCATACCAGCCCCTGA